GAGATTAAAACTCAAAACGATCCTAATGCGGGTGGTAAGATGCTGTTTGGAATTAAGGTGTTGGTATCGAGAGCGAATAGGAATAAAGCAGCAGATCAGATAAGAGAGGATTTGGTAGAAGGTAATTTTGATTGGAATGTTTCTTATAAAGATGCCGAGAGTGGATTCCTTATAACGAGGAATGGATATCAAATAGATTGTGCTGTAGCACTTAAGACTGATGTCATTAAAACTATACGTATAGAAATTAAGCCAGAAGCAGGTGGAGGATCAGGTGGAGGATCAGATGAGACTGCCTTTAATGAATCTGCTCAGTGTCTGTATGCTTCGTATGCTTTTAATGTCATAAGAGATACACTATCGGAGGACTTATTACAGTACAATGATCCAGAATATTTGGAAGCATCAAAGCATATTGAGGTTGATGTTGATTGGGAGAAATTAAAACCAGGTGGAGAGCTTGGTGTTGACTGGAGAAATTCTTCTATTAGAGGAGCGAATGAGTTATGGAGGAGGTTTGGAACAGGAACAAGTAAAGGTGAATATTGTTTTCTTAGAGGTGGTTCGCTAGATGATGCTGAGATTAAGCAGGCTTATCTGAGGTGTAAGAAAGGTACCATATTTAATTCAGAGGATAAGTGGAACCCTGCTGATATCTGGATGGCTAGAAAGAGCCAACTTCCTAGATTAAGAACAGGTCTTAATGACTGTGCCAATATGGAGTCACTTAATATTTTTATAGAGAAGGAATTTTGTGATAGGAATTTGATAGGAGTATCACTTAAGAAGATTGCTACCCCTACACCAAGTTGGTCTGTTAAAAACCTTACGGCTAATGCAACTAGCAAGTTTGCTAGGATGAATAGTTATGGGTTTAAAAAATACGAATTGATATTTGATAACAAATCAAAGAAGAGTCCCTATCCTATTGACATCTATGTTTATTTTGGTGATGGGACAAAGCAAAATTTTCAGGCAAGAAACTTTGGTGGTAGTACAACAGCATCTTGGCAGTTAGAACTAAGTGGTGTCTCTGCTAATCAAGGACGAATAGGTGGAGGTGTTGTCATTAAGGTCATAAACAGTCTTGCGGATGTGAAAGATTATAATCTAAATACGAATACACCACTGTTAAAAAATTTAGATAACCAAACTATCTGGTCTAAGTCTGATCCAGATAACAAGACACAACGAGAAGAGTATAGTAAGGAACTGTGTAGACTTATAAAGGAGCATAGTAAAAATACTAATGGTGCTACGAATAGTAAGTTTGGTACTATGAATTTACCTTCTAATGATGATGATATTCTTTTGACTATTGGCCAGCGTAATCAGTCTTATAGGTATAGTAAGATGTTGGGGATGTACCTTCTTTCTTGTCTTAAAGCACAACCAGATCACGGGGATAGAATTATGAGGGAACTGTATGCTTATGCTGCCTCCGAGAGTGATCAATCTGGCGTATATGCGAAGATGGAATAATGGCTAACGTAACACAGTTAAAACACCTTGAACATTTAGAAGATGAAATGCTGAACTATGGTTCGGAAGGTTGTGCTGCGTCTGTTAGTTTCCTAGAAGAACTGGCAAAGATGTTAGGTCATAAGTCTACAGCAACTGGATTCTTACAGACTAAATGGGATGGTGCTCCTTCTGTTGTATGTGGTACAGACCCTTCAACATCTGTTTTCTTTGTAGGAACTAAGTCTGTATTCAACAAGATAGATCCAAAGTTATGTGCTAGTGATGACGCTATCGATAGATGGTATGGAGATAAACCTAATTTAGCAAAGGGTTTGAAGTTTGCTTTGAAGTATTTTAAGCAGTTGGATATTAAAGGAGTGGTACAGGGAGATCTAATGTACACAGATAGCACTAGGAAAGAAGAAGTTGTTAATGGGGAGAAACTTTATACCTTTACTCCTAACACTATCACGTATGGTATACCAGTAGATCATCCTATTGGTGTTGAGGTAGGACAATCGAAAGTTGGTGTGGTATTTCATACACATTACGTAGGAGATAACTTAGCAGATGCACAGGCAAAGGCAGGAGCTGATGTCAAAACATTTAATAAGGTGAAGGAAGTAGCAGTTATAGAAAACGACACTAACATCAATGATGTGACACTTACGGCTCAAGAAGTGGTAAAATTCGAGCGTCATATAAAAATTATTGCAACCCTCTGTGGAAACTGTGGGGAATTCCTCGATAATATTGTGGAAAAAACAGGAACAACTGGTGATGCTAATTGGCACGTTGCTTCATACCTTAAGCAATTCTTCAATGCTGAGATACGTGAAGGTCGTTCGATTGGAAATGCCAGAGTAACTCTGGACAAGTTGATAGAATTCTATCACGGGAAGATGAAGAAGAAACTTGCTGCGATTAAGACTCCTAAAACTCTAGCGGTAAAACGTCAGTTGGTATTTCAGAGTGAGGAGTATCTGGATGAGAACGTATCTAAGTTCACTGATCTGTTGAATCTTTATAGAGAGATGCAGATTACTAAGCAGTTCATTATAGATAAACTTGATCATCTAGAAAAGTTTAGAACTTTTGTTAGAGAAGATAAAGGGTACAAGGTTACTTCACCTGAAGGATACGTACTACACCAAGATGGTAATATGATCAAGCTGGTCAATCGTCTTGAATTTTCTTACAACAACTTTACGGTGGCAAAGCAATGGCGTTAGAAAAACTATACGATTGTTGCTTCTTTACCTTTGGTAGGTTCCAGCCACCCACCATAGGACACGAGGAGAACATAAAAGGTGTAAAAAATGCAGCTTCTAAATGTGACTGGAGGATCTACACATCAAAGTCGCAAGATAAAAGTGGTAAAAATCCATTAGAACCTGGTAAGAAGGTGACTTGGATGAAGAAAATGTTCCCTAGTTATGCCAAGAACATTGTTGGTGCTCAAAAATCTGTGATAGAATGTTTACAAGACATACAAGCTGCAGGATATGAAGACGCAACGTTGGTTGTTGGGTCTGATCGGTTATCTGCATTTCAGTGGATTCATAAATATAATGGAAAAGACTATTACTTCAGAAAACTAGACATTGTTTCCTCTGGTAATCGTGATGCAGATGGTGATACATTTGCAATCTCTGGTACTAAGATGAGACGTGCAGCGTTTGCTGAAGATTTCGGATCTTTTCGACAAGGTATCCCTAAAGCATTAGGTAATGGGGATTGCGAGAAGTTGATGATGGAAATCAAAAAGGCACTACCTTCTAATTTCAAATGAAGAAACTATCAGAATTTAAATGTCCTCCAGCTAAGAAGAAGACTGGTGAAAAGTATTGCCGTCTTTGTGAGAAGAGGGAGAAGCGTGGCACGTGTGGCTACGGTGGCAAGATGTGGGATCGCTACTCAGTAGAAGATGTCTCGCAAGAAGAAAAGGAGACTAGAATGGATGAGTATCAGGGTAGTAACTCCGATGCAAGTGAATCGTATCGTCTAGGACCCCAGAGAGATCTTCCCTTCGTATTCAATCTCAGTGACGATCTCTCAGAGATTACTGAAACGGATCCATTGATTAATAATCCAACATCCAATTACAGATATGATGACACTCCTCCTCCTGCCAAGAAGAAGTTGATGAACATTAAGAAGAAATCTAAGAAGAATGAAAAAGGCACTACATAGACTACCATTAGATGAATGGTTTGATGACCATTGGATGCCTGAACTTGGTGACGAACCACCAAGAGCAGAGGAAGAGGTTGCTGATAATATAACGATGCACGAAAAAATGTACCAGATCGCTACTCAAAATGGTAGCACAATAGGAGGATCCGAAAACAATGGCTGATACGTATAGACCGTTTCTAGAAAAGTTAGGTGGTACCAATGCTGCTACTTTTGTAGGTAACAAGGGAGAATTATTTTATGATCCTGATGCGGGTAACCTGAAAGTTTCTGATGGTAGTACAGCAGGTGGTGTTGCAGCAGGTACTGGTGCTCCTAGGTATAAAGGAACTGGTGCATTTACAAATTTCGGATCATCACCAGCAGGTACTTGGACTGGTGCTGGTATTACCGTAACGTATGGTGCAGTATCAGGGTATGGTTCATTCCAGTTCACCTTTACAATGGCTCACGATTATGGTGATACTGCTAGTTACCTTGTATTAGCACAACCTCATTTTCATCCTGATGGTACTGGTAAAGGAGACCCATTAGTTTTTAATCTAGAGAAGGTTAATGGTACTACCTTTGTTGGTACAGTATCTAATCCAACTGCTACTACAGCTGATGATGCTAAGTTTGACCTATTTGTATATGATGTATAATGAAATCCTTTAAACAGTTCCGTACAAATATAGTAGAGCATTTTGAACGTGAAGTTCAAGAAGATTTCCACCATAACAATGTCTTCCTTGAAGGAGATTGGGTTAAGAACACTACCAACGGTAAGTTTGGTAAAGTTATACGTCGTGGACCTAACTATATAATAGCACTATCAGAAGATCAAAAAATTTTTAGATCTTGGGTAAAAGATCTGGAGGAATACTCAGTCCTATGAAAACATTCTATCAACTAAGAGCAGAACTCCCTGAGGATACCTCAGAGATAGAGATTATGCCTGAGATTAATTCCGACACTGATGATCCGAAGGAGTTGATGAAGAAGAAGGCAAAGAAACGTTTACTTCCCAAGAAAAAGACTGTACAAGAGCCTAAATAAAATATCTAATTTGATTTGAAATGATTAACTTTTTTATGCCACTCGCTATCAGCGTCATTAACAAGGCTGTTGATAATATTCCTGATGACCTTGACTCAGTAATCAAGGACTTTGTAATCAAGTTGCTTAAGAAGGCAGCTGCAAAGACAGAAAATAAACTCGATGATGAGCTAGTTGCTGCGGTAGCAAAAGCACTACTTGAGTCATAATCCACAAGTTTTATAAATAAAACAGACCATATTGTGTAATAGTAATGGCTGTACCAGTTGTTGATCCGAATAATTTTGTCCCAGTATTCGATCTAGACAGAGAAGGTGTGAGTCAGGTAACTTTAGCTGACGGCACCGTAAAGTATTTTCAGGGAAACTACGCTGAACAAGGTGAGATTGATCGAATTGAGATCGTCAACCCTGGTCAGTATAAGCCTGGAGTCACTCCAACCGTTCAATTAATTGACGACAATGGAGATAATATCTCACACTCTGGAGCAGTATTTAGAGTTACTGTTTCTAGTAAGGGACACGTTCTAAGTATTGTATGTCCTCGTGACGCTGAGGGATCAGGATTCACTGGGCCAGTTGTAAAAGCAAAGTTGGTAGCACCAGCAGCAGATACAATTGTAGCAGGTGAAATCGTTGTGAGTGTTAAATCAGGACAATTCCTTGACATCACTCAGTCTGAAGCAGATAAGATTAATGAGAATGCGCAAGCAGGTTTCAATGCTTTTAATGCTAGGACTAGACCTGGTATTCAACAGCAGTTGGCAAGTACAACTGATGAGAAAGGACAGTTGGTAGGTATGCAACCACCATCTAAATAACCCCCTCTATAAATACTAAAAACGGTAAAAGAAATGTCACTTTACGGAGATACTGACAGTAACGCAAACAAGGCTAAAGTTGCCACTACAGTCGTAGCAGACGCTAGTGGTTCTACTGTCGTCTTCGTTGACGCAACTGAAGCAGCACTTAGTGAGAACCAAGAGCGTGGACTCACTGGACCAGGTTGGTGGAACTATGTCACCTATACAGATACATCTGGTACTACACGCTATAAATCAGAACTTCTTGTTCCTCTAACAGATCCAGAAGCTAACGCAGATGAGACACAGGCTGATGACAGCATCGTTGCTGACGCAGCAAGTGCAATCACATTCAGTCAGGATCTAGTAGCACTAACAGGTCTTAGTGACCCCGTTACTACTAGTGCACTTACAGTTACTGCTGCATCTAGTGACTCCTCAGCACTCAGCACACAGTGGCAGCGTAAGACTCCAACAGGACTACGTTGGAGCAACATCACAGCTTCACTAGACGGTGAAGTATATGGTAACACTGGTTCAGCTACTGGAGTAACTTCAGGACAAGCAACAGCACTCACAATTACCGCAGGTACTAAAGCAGCACTTGACGGATATGAGTATCGTGTTAAAGTAACATCTGCTGGTGGTGCTGAAGAAGTTATATCTGCTGTAAAGAGTATAACCTTTGCATAATATGAGGGATGAAATTTGAATTTCTAAATGATGATAACTTCCTTCTATTTGCTTCCAAGCACTACGAAAATCCTCAAGGAATAACTTACGACGACTTCCTTGAGGATTTGAAGCGTTTTAAATATATCAAACGACTATTAAAACGCTATGAGAAGTCAGGAGAACTAAAAACTCATCTGATTCTTAACCATATCATCATATTGTTTAATGTATTTGGTGACGCATCGACACCGATGTTGTTTCATAAAATTGATGAACATCATTGGAGTATGTTGAAGTCGTTCCTTAAGTATCTCAACTACCTACCACAGGAACTTGATGATCCTTACTTAGATACATATACTTTAGAAGAACTCATACTATTATGAACGAGGATGCACCCGTAAATTCAGCTGGTGATGGCAGTAGAATTGCTCTGCCTCCTGCACATATTATAGTTGGAAAAAAGAACCGTTCTAAATATAAAAAGAACAACGGCCAAAAATACGATGGTCGTACTCAAGCTGGTCGTAAGCTAGTTTCTCGTATTATGTCAGGTCGCAACAAAAAAATGGCTGAAGAATCTAAAAAAATCACTGAAGCAGCAACTGAGACTGAAAGAGCTCAGAAGCAAATCCAACAACAGAAGAAGTTGGGACGTGCTAAGGATCTCCAGAAGAAGCGTGACGAAGCTAAGAAGAAGATGCAGTCCAAGACTAAGGAAATGGACACTCTTATGAAGGCACGTCTTTCTGACTTTAAGAAGAAGGCATCCGATCAAACAAAGAAATTAAAGAAAGAGTCTGTTGAAGTTGATGTACTTGATACAGCAGTAGCTCTAGTGGATAAGAAGGTTGGTGATAACCAAGGTTTTGCTGACATCGCAGTAGGTGACAAGACAATGAAACTTGATACTTATTCTGCTAAGAGAGTAACAGATGTATATGGTAATCTTGATCCTGCTAATCAGATCAAGTTCCGTCAGATGTTAAACTTCTCTCCTGAAACATATCTGAAGGCAGTAGATTTCGCAGTTAAGAACTGATAATGGCTGAGAGCATCAACGCTGCCATTCTGGAGCGTCTGGAAAAAGTAGTTGATTCTCTTCAAGACAATTCTGTCAAGATGGGACAGATTCTTGCTGTCCATAATGAGAAATTAGA